TGATATGTACAGCACAATGTTCCATGCTGATGCTAATGGTATTCTCTGGATAGATGAAACAGCAGACAATGCTGCTCAGGCTATTAATGCTATTAAAGCTATTGATCTTGGGTTAGGTAGTTATGTTGAGTCAGTGACTAACATGATGATGACAGTTAAGATGGAGGCTGAGGGAGTTGTTGGTATTAATCAGCAAAGAAAGGCCAATGTATCTGGAAAAGCAGGATTAGGTGTAACAGATGCTGCTATTGCTCAATCTCATATTATTACTGCAGATCTATTTGAAGATTTTGAGAAGTTTCAGGAAAAAGAGCTTTGTGGGCTACTAGATGTTTCAAGATTTGCATTCTTGTATGGTAAAAAAGCAGCTTATCTAAACTCTGCTGGAAGAACCGCATTCTTAGAAATTGCTAAAGAGGATGAGGATTTTTGTAACTCTGAATTTGGGGTTAAGGTTACATCCTCTGCTAAAGAGAAGGAGAAACTTAATAAAATGAAAGCATTTGCTGAGACTTTAGCTAGTCAGAAAGTTAAAGCTTCTCAATTGGCAGTTATTCTGAATGCTGAATCTAACTTTAGTAAGCTAATCACAGAATTAAAAGCTCTTGAAGCTGAGGAACAAGCTATTTTACAGCAGGAAGCGCAAGCTGAGGCTGATATGAAGAACCAAGAACTTCAGGCTAAGATGACTCAGGATCAACAGAAGCTTAACCTTGAATACTACAAGGTGGATCAGAATAATATCACTGCTGAGAAAGTTGCTCTTATTCAGTCTGAGACTCAATTATTAGGATTAGATAAGAATCTTAATGGGGTGGATGATTCTGTAGAAGTAGCTAAAAATGCTTTGGATAGAGATAAGCACTTTAATGAGATAGGCATGAAGAAGCAAGAGCTTGATCTTAAAGCTAGAGAGATTGAAATAAAAGCTGCTACAGAAATCTATAAAGTGGATGGGGCTGTTAAGGTGGCTGGTATGAATAAAAATAAGTATGACAAGCCAAAATCTAAGAAATAATGCCAGATAATACTCCTAAGAAGAAATCTACAGCTAAAACTGAAAGCAAGCCTTTAAGGATAGCTGACTACAATGAGTATCTTTCTAGGAAAGGTGCTTTTGATGACAGCACTTCTACATATAATGATTCTATCAGGAATAGAGCTAAGTTATTAGGGATGGGTATGAAAGAGATTTCTACTTCTATTCCTACTAAAGAAGAAGCTGCTGAAATGCTAGAAGAAGGTGGTGTAGCTAATGTAGTTAAGAATAATGGTAAGAAAGAGACTGTCTATCAGAAGACCTCTGGTAAAATAGCTCCTGTTAAAAACTCTACTCTCAGAACATCATCAGGATCTGAAATTACTATTCCTATTTATAAGGAGCCTAGTCAGAGAGTAGTGTATGATGAAACTCTAAAGAGAACTGCTCCAGAAAAAGCTAAAGTTTCTGCTTCTCAAAGACTCCCTGGATATAAAAGAGTAGCTTCCTCTGATCCTAAATATAAGAATCAAAGAGAGTATTCTACCTATGTAAAGAAAGAAGGTGAAGCCAAGGAAGATCCTTTCAAAAAAGCAACCCTAGAAGCAAGAAAAAGAATTTTACAGAAAAATTCTAAACCTAAGAAGTAAGAAAAGGTAATAACGTATTATATCTAAGTTTTACCATTAAAAATTAAATGAGAACATAATTTATATATTTGAGTACCTACACACTAAACTAACACTATTATGAAAGACGGCAAAGACATTCTAGATGAGATTGATCTAGGAGCTTTACATGAGGAGGACACAAACACTCCTACTCAGAAAGAACCTGAATTAGACCCCATAGAAGATGAGGTTTTTAAAAAAGATGATAAGGCTCCTGTAGAGGTCGAGGAAGAAGAAGTTGAAGAACAAGAAGAAGAGATTGTAGAAGAAGATTCTGAAACAGAAAGTTCTTTAGGTTTCTTAGTTCAAGATTTCCAGACTCAAACAGGTCTTGAATTTACTGATGAAGAACTGGATCAAATTGCTGCTTTAGACGACAACTCTCTGGAGTCTGTTAGTAAAATGGCAGTAATTACAGGTAAGAAATTAGCTGAGGCAGAAAGAGAAGCTTTCTATGAACAAAATCCTGATTTATATCAAGCCATGCTATATAAGCAAGCTAAAGGGTCTTTACAAGGGTTTTCTCAAGAAATGACTTTCCCTGATTACACAGGATTAGACCTAGAGTCTGAGGATAATCAGAAAATGATTTACACTGAGTACTTGAAGCTTAAAGGATCAGATGCTGAAGAGATTGCAGACTTGATTGAATCAGCAGAGACTAAGAATACTCTAAAGAATAAAGCTGAAGCTGCTCAACAAGCTGTAGATAAGTTCTATTCTAAACAGAAAGAAGACAGGACTAAAGCTTTAGAAGCTGAGATTGAAGAGAATGAAAGAGGTAAAGCAGCTTTTGTTAAACAAACTTTTGATGTTATTGATTCTGGTAAAGTGATGGGAGTTACTCTGGATAAAAAAGAGCAGCAGAGTTTGAAGGAGTTTAGCGGAAAGATCATAGATAAAGAAGGAAGAACTGCTAAGGAGATTGCCTATGGTAATCTTACTATTGAACAAATGTTGTTGATTGATCTCTTTGTAAAGAATGGTTTTAAGAGTCTTGCAGTAATTGAAAAACCTACAGCAGATAAACTTAAAGCAGCTAAAGAGAAGTTGCAAAAAAGAATACCACCTCCAGGAGATAGTAAAAAAGCTATTGCTATGGGTAGTGGAATCGGTGAAATAGATATGGATGCTGTTAATGAGTTCACATCTTCATCTAGGAGACAGTAAAAACTAAATTTAATATATAAACTATGGCTGCATTTAATCAAAAGCTGGCTCTGTATCCTGAAGTGTATAACACAGATAAGTTTACGAGCATTAACTATCTGGCTGCTGGGAAGCTTGCTTCTTCTGAAGAGCTGACCACTGCTGTTGTACAACTCTATGGTAACTGGTCTGACAGGTTCCCATTATATCTATCTACAAAAGGTAGAACTGGTGGTACTCGTAAAATTGGTTCCCTGGATACTTTGTTCACTGTGCCTATCATGGGTAAGCCAAAGAAATCATCTACTGTTGCTAAATCTATCTATGTTGCTACTGATAAGATTGGTGTTGGTAAAGGTGATTTTTTCATTTACATGGTAGACAACTGGTTTAAAAAGTCAGATGTTGTAGAAACTTCTAAAAAGAACAAACTTCAACTTCAGGAAGAAGGTCGTTTGGAAGGTAACTACTACAAATATACTTGTAGACTTGTAGGTGGTGACACCAATGCATACATTACTGCTGCAGAAATTGCTCCAGGTATGAGATTGGCTTCTATGTTTGCTCCTGCTGGTTTGATTAACTCTAGAGGTCGTGAGTCTCGTTCTCAATCTCCTGCTAGAATGCAAAACCAATGTGCATTCCTTAGAAAGTCTTATAACTGGAAAGGTAATGTTGACAACAAAGTAATGGCTATCAAATTGCCTACTAAAGGTGGTGGTACTACTACTATGTGGAGAGAGTGGGAGATGTTCCAACTGGAACTTCAAATGAGAGAAGAAGTAGAGAACTATCTATGGTATTCTGAATGGAACAGAACTCCTGAAGGTCAAATCTTGGATAAAGATGCTGATACTGGAGAAGCTATGCCATTGGGATCTGGTTTGCTTGAGCAAATTCCTAACTCTTCTACTTATGGTGTTCTTTCTGTAGAGAAAATCAAACGTGTAGTAAGAGATGTAATGTACAACTCTTCTGCTGATAAAGTTAAAGAGATTACTCTTTACACAGGTATTGGTGGAATGGAAGAGTTTGATAACGCAATGAAGAGAGATGTAGTTCTTCAAGGTTATCAATTCAACCAATCTAACAAAGCTATTGGTGGAGCAACAAACTCTCAGGACCTTACTTATGGTGCTTACTTTGGTACTTTCAAGCACGTAGACGGTCACACTGTAACTATCAAACACCTTCCTTTATTGGATCTTGGTGCTAGAGCAGAAGCAGCTCCTAAACATCCGTTCTCTGGACTACCAATCACATCTTATGATATGTACTTTGTAGATGAGTCTACAATTGATGGTGAGCCAAACATTCAGTTTGTATGTGAAAAAGGCAGAGAAGAGAAAGTAGCTAAAATGTTAGGTATGAATGGTGGTTCTGAAATCATCTCTACTGATCAAGATGCTTCTTCTGTACAAATGGCAATGTCTGTGGGTATCCACATGTATAACCCAATTAACTCATTCAAGTTGATTTGTAACTTGTCTTAATCTTTAAATAAACTAACAAGGAAGGGGAGCATAAACAACTCCCCTTTTATTTACCACCTAACCTAAACCTATTAAAAATGGAAACACGCATTGTAACACTAAGAAGAAAAATTAACAGAAGACTTCCTGCTGAAATTGTTGATGACACCTATGCTCATTTGGGGGGAGGATTTGATTCTGAAACAGGAGATAGTCTAAGAGGTATTTCATTTGATGAAGAAAAAGCCCTTCTTCCAGACATCATTTCATGTTCTCCTTCTTCTATGGATTGGTCTTCAAAGACTAAGGCATTTTGGGATAAGATGGATGTACCTATTCCTAATCATGGTAAGAAGTTAAATATCACTACTGACAAGATTGATTTTAAGGTTCCTGGAGAAGAAAGAGTTATCAAGATTGAAAGACCTCAAGTAGTACTTGATTATTTGATATATAGATTTGCTTTAAAGCACTCTGAGGTAGCTAAAAATTTAGAGGAATGTTTGGCCCTTAAAGAGAAGCAATTTTACATTGAAGATCAAGATGCTGAAATCAAAGCTAAAACTACCACTCTAGAGGTTAAGAACAAGGCTAAAGCTAAGTACTTAGAGCTTTGTGCTGGAGAAGCTAAGGACGAGTCTATATTGAAAGCTATTGCTTATAATACTAGAGACCTACATGGTTCTTCTATTCCTAATAAACTCCCTGAACTATTGGTATTCTTGGATACTGTAGCTGAAAAATACCCTGCTGGATTCTATGCAGCAGCTTCTGATCCTAATTTGAAAGATAGAGCTTTTGTGGCCCAACTAATAGACTACCAAATTATCACTTCTGCTGGTAATCAAATTTATGATGAAACTCAAGGTATTGATGCTTTAGCAGAATCTATTGATGAGTTTATCAAGTTGATTAATCAAGGGACTAAGTCTGCTTATAAGGTCCAGTTGAAAATCAAACTAGATGCTAAAAAAGGTAAATAATGAAAATATCTGACATATTCTATACCATAGATCAAAACATGCAAATCTTGGGAAGCTTTGTTTTCAGTAACATTGAGCCTAAAGAATATGCTTTGCAGTTTGACAGGATGGTAGACAAATATATAGACTCTTACATCAAGCCAGCTCAGGTAGGAACCTTAGAAGGTATTGATGAGATTCAAGCAGATGTTGACAATCTAAGATTTATAAAGGTAATAGATACTCCTATCTCATTAACAAATGGGGTAGGAGCTTTACCTGCTAATTACAGGAATCTTCTTAATAGTAGAAGTCAGGTTACTATCTGTAATGTTACTCAAAGAGTACCTAACAGATTACATGATTCTGAGGATGTTTACAGGGTTATTAAGAACCCCTTTACCAAACCTAAGTTATCTAGTCCTATCTCACGCATATATGGTAATAGCATTCAAGTATATACAGATAACTTTGTTGTCCCAACTGTGTATATAGACTATATTCGTAAGCCAGTCAAGATGATTGAATTAGGGCTAACATTTCCTGATAATTACTATGACACAGGGTTCAATAACTATGATTATCTTGATTTTCCCATAGAAGCTCTAGAGGTTATTATGGATAATGTGAGAGACAGATTACTAGAAATGGTAGAGTCAAATAGACTTAACACTGCTGTTCAAGAAAGTCAGGATTTTGGTAAAAAGTAAAAACTATATAAACTATAAAATTTAATTAATTATGGAAGAATTGTTTGTTTCAAACACAGTATATGCTGCTACAAAGACAGCACCATCTACTCCAAATGGGGCTACTAGTCCTGATCTATTGGCTAATGGATCTGTAGGTATTTATTCTGTTAGTGGTACTACTGGTAAACCAGTTCTTCTTACTGCAGCAGCTACAGGTTTGATTTCAGAGCTTAATTTGATCTTTGCTCAAGGTACAGCTACAGGCTGTATTGTATCTAAAACTGTTAAACCAAGATGGCTTAAATCTTTCCACGGAGCTGAATATACTCCTTCTGTAAAGCAAGTATCTTTCTTGGGTTATAATGGCACTGCTGGTACTTTAGGTGTTAACTTTGCTACATTGACTGATTACACAGATGCGGGTGTGCAAGTTATTTCTAGATTAGGTCAAGCTAATCCTGAAGATGACTATACTACTTCTTCTGGTTATTTGTCAGCTACTGATAACATTTACACAGCTCCAGGTAAGGTTACTCCAGCTATCAATACTGATGGTAAAGTTAAGGCTTATGTTATTGCTAACGTTCAAGTGGGTGCAGTAGCAGCTACTGCTGCTTCTGGAGCAACCTTTATCAACGGTTCTGCAATTGTGTCTGGTATTACAGCAGGTATCACTGTTAATAACTACTTAACAATTACAATTGATCCTCAAACAGGTTTAATTGTACCAATTGCAACCGCATTGTCTATCTCTAATATTTACAGAGTTGTTGCTGTAGGAGCTTCTACTATTACTTTAGATAGAGTATTTGAAGGTGCTTCTCAAACAGTAACTGCTGCTGCTTTCAATGCTGCAACTACTTCCTCTGCTACAATTCCTACTTCAACAGGTATTGCTTTTGTTTCTAACTTTAGCCCTTACCAAACATTTGAAGTATTGGGTGAAGGAGCATTTATCAACGCTACAAGAACTTTCCCTGGTGGAGTTGCTGCTGCTGTTGGTATGTTCCCAGGTGCTGGAACCGCTGATCAAGTTAAAGCTTTGGAGTTGAGATACCAAATTAACTCTGGTTTCTGGAATACTGCAGATAACTGGATTAGACAAGGTTGGACTTCTGCTGTTACAGGCACAGGTTATGACCTATACTTGTTGAGATTCTCAACAGTTAAAAATGCTTATGGTGCAAATGAAGATAGAGTTACAAATGAATACATTCTTAGCCTAGCTGTGCAAGATGGTACTACATTTGGTAACGCAACTATTGATGCTATCATGGACTCTATTTCATCTGCTACTGGTACTCCAGTTGCTATGGTTGTTCCAGAACAAACTGGTGATTTGAACCCATCAGCATAATCTCTTTAGTGTTAGGTGTTTATGGGGAGTTGGATTTATTTCTGGCTCCCCATTTTTGTAATTTTAATAACTTATAATTATGGCTGAAGCTAATATAACCCTAAACCGTTTGGCCTACAGCGTGGCTCACACGCTAGGAATCCTATATGATGAATACCTATTGGAGAAGATCAAGATGGATGCCCTGGGAATGAGAGCATTGTTGATTAGAAGAGATCTTGATAGAAATAGTATCTCCAGAGAGTTTCTTCAATCGTTAGGTTGTATTCCTTTGGTATGTGCTGACCCTAAAGAAT